TGTCGACGTAAATGGCCTTCGGCTTCACGATCAATTCGTCAGCGGTCTCGTCTTCGTCTTCGCCGAACCACGGCCAGATATACTGGTGGCCCGTCTTGTCGATCCCGGTGATGTCGCCGAGGGTCATACCCGTGACGTTGACGCTGGCGAGGAAATGGAAATCAACGATGGGATCGGTTGCGCTGCCGGATCGGCCAGTTGCCCCGAGGAACAGCAATTCCCCGGCCTCGAAACCTCCATATGCCTTATCGTTCGTTTTGCCGACGCAACCCGCCAGAGCCTTGATATACGCAAGTGTGATTGTGGCACCCGGCAGCCGATAGGAGATCGTGAGTTTCAGCGATGGAGTCGGAACGTCAACGCCCTGGACGCGGCGGTCGCGGTCGGCAAGGATGACCTTTTCGAGATCGGTCGGAGCCGTGTACCCGGCAACCGCGTAAGACGTACAGTCGATGGGCGTCGTGAGGTGCACGGTCCCGCCGGTCGTGTCCCAGGAGAATGTGTACTCCCCAACAGCAAGTGGTTCACGCACTCCGTATTCGCAGCGGCCAACCCAAGTCGCTACCGCGGTCTGTTCGATGCTAATTCTTTGAAAGTAGAGCCCTTGATTGGTCGCCGGGGCGATGGCGAGGATGGCAGCTTTTGCCGTCGGACGCGTCGCGTACCCACTGGCCATGTACATGAGCGTAGAGTGATCGCCCTTCCCATCGATCGTGGTCACGCCTTCGTCGGATTTGAAGAGTTCAACTACGTGTGCCATTGGAATCAATCCGGTTCGAATGCCAGCCAAGCGCGATTTTCCGCGTACCGTTCCTGCCGTTTTTCAGCCGCATCGGCGGCACGCTTCGAATGCGTCTCGATTCGTTTCTGGGTACTCAACTGCTCGCGGGCGATCGAATTCTCTCCGGTGCCGCCGCCCCACATCGCGATGGCAGCCGCGGCAGAGAATGTCCCGAGACTCTTCTCGGCCTTTTCCTTCTCCTTTTTCTTGACCTCTGACGCGGCGACTTCATCGACCGCGGCTCGCAGTCCCTCCCCCTGCATCCGTGCCGCTTCGCGCATCATCTCAGCTTCGTACCTCGCGTCGCTCAGACGCCGTTGCAGAATTTCGGCCCGTTCCGCTGATGCGGCGTCGCCCCGCCTCGCGATTTCGGCGAGCTGCTCCTCGAGGTCGGCGATCTGCTTCTGTCTTGCTGCCCAACGGTCGCCCCACTCGTACTCCCGGCCTTCCCGACGACGGGCGCCTTCCTGTTGTCGCTCTCCCCAGCGTTCGCCCCACTTGTACTCTCGGGCCTCACGACGCCTGGCTAATTCTGCTTTGCGCTCTGGCGTCTCCTCCTCTTCGCCGCCAGCCGTCAGTTGCGAGACTTTCGCCTTTGCCATCTTGGTCGCGACCCGTCCGGCCAGCCCGGCGGATTCGCCGATACCTTCCAACGCCGCCGCAGATGCTTTGAAAGCGAGCTGCCCGACAGGGGACAACATCGCGAGACCAGCGATCACCGTCCCCAGCGGCTTCGCGACCGCAACGATGGCTTCGACGAAACTCGCGGCGTACCCAGTCAGGTCTGTGAATACATCCTTGCCCCAGTTGACCAAGGACTGAAACTTGTCCTTCAGGGAGAGCCATACTGGGTCGGCGGCATTGATGATATTGACCCAGGATTCGTCCGCGATGTCTACGATCCACTGCAATGACCGGTCTGCCGTATTTACAAGGTCGGTCCACAGTTCGTCGAGGAAGTCCGAGCCCTTCAGAAACGCAACCTGAAGAGCGCCCATCGCCGCAGTCCCGGCATCTGACCAGTTGCCGCCGGCAAGGGCTGAGAGGATGCTCCCGACGGCGCCACCCGTCAGCGTGGCCAGCTCCGACAGACCGGCCACCCAGGCCACCTGCAGGCCAGACAACACAACTCGGGCTGCCACGTCGAGCCGGCCGCCCCGGATTGCATCCGTGACGCCCTGCACAACCCCCTGCGTGTAGGACCAGATGCGTTTGCCATAGTCTTGGACTGTGGTCCATGCCGTGCGGACGCTGGTCCCGTACCGATCCCACACGTCACCCGCGAGGTTCCTGGTTGCGCGCCCGGCTGCCGTGTCCCAGAGCGCGAACCCAGCCGCGGCCGCACCAGAGGCAACCACGAGCGGCGTCAAGACACTCCCCAGCGTTCCGACCGCGGTGGTAAGCACTCCGAGGACGGTCGCGACCGTCGCGGCCGTGCTGCCTATCCTCCAGGCGGTCGCGATCATGTCTTTGTGCTCGCGGACCCAGGCGGTTGCCCCGCGCACGGCGCCCATGACCAACTCGGTGGATTCCTCGATCGCAGGAGCAACCACCGATCCAACGAGGTTCCACAGTCCGGCCTTGGTTTCTTTCAACCGCTGATAGGCGATGGTCAGATTTCGGGCATTGCCGATTTCCTCCTGGCTGAGCACGCGTCCGGCCGCCTCGGCCTCTTCGCGGAAGGCGGCAAACTCAGCCGTGCCGGCTGGCATGATCTTCTTTAGGTCCTTGATCTTCTGGCCGGTCAGTTCCGCGGCCATCGCGAACGTAGCGGCTTCCTCGGCGGTCAGCTCATACTCGACCTGCAGCTCCCACAGAGAATTGCCATACTTCGCGAAGCCGTCTGCGGCCTCTCTCATGGGGTCAGCAATTCGCGCCGCGAGCGAGCCGGCTTGTACCCCAACCTCAGCGATCAAACCGGCGAAGACTGACACGGCACGCGCGGGTGCCTGAACGAGCCACGTCACCGCGCCGTAGAGTCCCTTCACGATCGCAACCCCGGCACTCGTCGCTACCCTGCCGATTGAAGCGAGCCCCTCAACCACCTTCCGCGTTGCGGAATAGACCAGCCCGAGGGCACTGATCGAGACGGATGGAATAGCGAGAATCGCCCGCGGGATCAGCGTTATCGTTCCGACTGCCAGACTCGCTGCGGCGGCCATAGCGCGGAATGGCAACAGGGCGGCGTTCACCGCGTTGACGAGTAGCCGAATTCCGAGCACCAGCGGCGAGACCGCAAAGATGATCGGCTTGATCCAGGTTGGCACCTGCTCCCATTTGAAGAACGCGACATAGACCGCTGTCGCGGCGGCAGCAATCAGTGTGAGAGGCAATACTACGCTACTGAGCACTGCGCCGAACGAGATAACCGCCGGAGTAGCAGCGGTCGCAGCCGCGCCGGTCGCGCTGAACGCCGACGCCGCACCAGTCGCCCCAAGCGTCGACACCCCGGCGGCCCCGTGTCCGCCAGCACTGATCAGTGACGGAGCAACTTTTGAAACTGTCTTCTGGGCGAGAATGGATCCAAACGCCGATTCCGCGCCCTTCGTAATGGTTGCCATAATGCCGGATGATCCGGCCTTAGAAGCCCCCGCGGCGGACTGGAATCCCTTGAATGCGTCCGACATCCGGCGATCAAACTTGTCGATCGCATCGGTAGCGCGGATGATCGACTTCGCGAACGCGGTTACACGCTCGCCGGTCGGGCTGCGGTTCCCTCGGTAATACCGCTGGCCACCCTGCTGCTGTGGATTTCGCGGCGGTCGCGGTCGGTTGGCCTTAGCCATTTCTGCGGGCCTCCCTAAGCTTCAGCGCTGCCGCGTAGGCTGCGACGGAGGCCGCATCCATGCAATCAACCCCGCGGCGAGATGGACCGACCTGTTGATCCTCGGGGACCATCGGGTTGCATTGGTCGGGCATCACCGGCGGTCCCTCTCGGTAAGGATTCGAGTTGATGATCGTGGCGCACAACCAAGCCGTTCGCTCCCATTCTGCGTGTCGGCGCGCAGTCGCCATCGTGTCGAGTTGCCGCCAGGTCAAGCCGCCGGGATCGACTCCGCACTCACCGGCGAGTTCATCGAGGAAGCCCCAGGGATCATCCCGTCCAACTCCGCCTCCAGGGTCGCGACGTCCGGGAGCTTGGCCAGATTCGCCCGCGTCTGCTTGTCCAGGAGCCTCGGGGTCGCGTCCAGATGTTTCGCCAGGGCGGCCCGGCCCCGGCCGCGGCAAAAATCCGCCAACTCCTGGCAGAATGCGGCGTGAGCGGAGTCGAACACCGAATCGGTTTCAAGCACCTCGTCGAAGTGTTCGAGCAGATCGGCAGGCTTTCCGGCGGCCTCCGGCCAAACGCGCTCGGCTTCCGCGTGCTGGAGTATCTCCAGGACCTGCGGCAGCAAAAGAAACCGCTCTTCTTTGCACAGCCGCGCCACGTCGGCCGGGTCGTGAAGGTTCAGCCGCAACAGGTCCCACAGCTTACGGACGTTGGCCCGGTTCAGCTGCAAAACCCACTCCCGGCCCTTGGCGTCCGTGAAGCGGTGCATTGTCGATCCTTTTCGATCTAGTGACGCGAAGCATCACGCGGCGGTTGTGGTGGTCGTCGGCGCGGTGCCGCCAGAGTTGGTCGTCAGTCCCTCGATCGTGCTCGACACGATCTTCACGACCTCCTTGACTTCCCATTGCTGCTCGAAAAACGCCCCGGTGTCCCGGGTGATCGGATACTTGGAGACCTTGCCCCAGAATTTCCAACCCGTCGCGCCGGTGTTCGTGATGGTGTCGTCCATCACGCAGAACTCGTACACCGTCCCGCCGTAGCCGACGCTGGCCAAGAGCGCGGTCCCGGCCGTATCGGTCCAGTTCTTCTTGACCATTCGGGTAAAGGTCAGCGTCGCCGGCTTGGAGGAATCTTCCTCCTGCACGTCCCGCGCGAGATCGCGCGCCTTCGCCTGAAAGAAATCCTGCTCGCCGGGGTCAAAGTTCTCCTTGATGATCCCGTCGATCTCAACCCAGGTCGGGCTAAGCCGCGTCCCGGTGTTGTAATACGTCTTGGCCTTGCGACCTGTTGAGTAGCCGGGGGTCGTCGTGGTCATGGTTTGCTCTCCTTGGTTCTCATTCTTCTGCGGGCGAGGTTCTCACCATGACCCGCGTGCGTTCAGGATCGACGTAATCCCAGTCTTGATCCCCAGTGACCGATTCCACGTCAAATCGGTTGCCATCGGCGTCCTCGATCCAGTCCGGGTCAGTTCCGGGATCACCAACCAAGTCGGTCAGGTCCGCGATAGCGAACGTCCAGGTGACGTAATGCAGCTCCGCGGCCATGTCGTCGCGGGCCGGCGTTCGTTCTTCGATCTCCGACAGCCCACGGATCGCAGCCGCAATCGCGATAGACTGCACTCCGCGGTGATAGGTGATCGGCTCGCCCCAGAGGCGGTCATCCTCCGAGGCGGCGGCATTCAGGTATTGATCTCCGATTGAGGTCATCAGATCCCCGCGATCAAATGCCCCATCTGCGCGTACATCACGACCTCATCGACTTCGTGCCGGACGCGCACGATATCGGAACGGATCGTTTCGTCACGGTAGGTTTCGATGGTCCCGCCGATCTGGCTACCGTCCGGCGTGTAGTGGAAGGTCCGTGCAATGCAGGGCTCGCGAATGTCGGCGCTCGTGGCGACGCGACAGACCATCGCGTAATCGCCCCACACGTTCGCGAACGTCGTATCCTGCCCTTCGGTCGCCGAATCCTTGACACCTCCGGCGACGATCACCTGGTCAAGGTCGAAGACGCTGGCCAGCATTTGGGGCGTGATATCGCTCGCCTTGGCAGGCATGCCGGCCCCGCTCGCAACGATCCGTTCCCGGATCTCCGTGCACTGCCGGAGGTCGCGGAACTTCGTGCGATTCAGGATCATCGCGTTCGGCCAATAGCCGCAGTTGTCCTTGACCTTGCGGGCCGCGGCCTCGACGTGAGCGATCGGTGTCGCGGTCGCCCAGTTGGCCTGAGCCCATTCGGTCGTTCCGACGTCCGTGTAGAGACTGGCGCCTGTCCACGTCGAGGTATTGAAGATCAGGGTCGCCATTCGGATCTCAGCGTTCAGGAGAACGTTGTTGAACGCGCGGAGGGTGGCGATCTGCTCGCAGTCGAAAAAGTTCGCGTAGAGCTTCCGCTCGCGGTCGTCGATCGGCTCTTCCCATCCGTATTCGAGAGTCGCGTAACTCCAGGTCGTGAAGGTCCAGTTGCCCCGGTCGTATCCACCGCGCTGGGCCCGGGGCCTCCCATTGCCGATCTTCAAAAGCTGCTCGACCGGGATCTTGCCCGGCGTGTCGGCGGCAAGGCCAACGTCGAGGACGGGCGCCACACGCGCGGCGACGAAACCTCGCTGGTTCATCTCCAGATCAAATTCCTGAAAGGATGCGAGATCTGGCCGCTGGGTGGCGAGAGAAGAGGAAGGGCTAGGCATGGCTTGGTCTCCTTGGTTGCAGGGCAACGAAAAAGGGGCCGCGCGGTCTCTCCGCACGGCCCCCGAAGGCCAAGCAGTTCGGGCTGCTACCTGGGGAGCTTATGTCCAGGGGCGGCCCTTAGAGAGCCGAGCGGAGCTACCGCCCGGCCCCGGGTTCTGGTTGTTCGATCAGACTCCTGTCGGTTGTTACGCTGCGATTACTTCGTATTCGATCAGGACATCGACGTGCGTCGCCGTGTCCGCAGCTCCACCCGTCTTGCCGATCGTGATTGCCGTGTTAGCGTCGCACTCGGCGGAAGACGCGCCATCTGCAAGTACGGTTGCATTTGCCGCCCCGGCACGAACCACCGCGGACTGAGTGAGCGCGGCAATGGCAACTGCGAGTAGCTTGACGCTGGCGGCGCCCTGCGTACCAAGAATGTCAATGGTCGTCGCGGTCCCCACGGCGCCGCCAATGGCAATCATGACCATGTCGTGAATACGGTATTTGTATCCCGAGATGGCGGCAAGCAACTCGTGGCCAGCATTGATTTCGGCCACGGTAACGCGATGCCGCAAGCAGTGCTGTACGCTACCACCCCGCACGCCGCCCGAGCCGATGATCGGCGTTGTCAGAGTCTTGTTGGTCAAGGTTTGGGTTGCCGTCGCGCCAACGAGGGTCTGGTCGCTGTCGGCAGGACCAGTATAGGTTCGATCTGCGGTCAGCGTGGACGGGGCTTGATAGTAAGCCACGTAATCGCCAGTCCCTCCCGTCTGCGATTTCAGACCGGCGCGGGGTTTGCCTACGTCCGAATCAACCTGGAACGTGGCCGCCGTGGTGCCAGTGCTGGCCACCGACACATCCGTGTTGTGGATCGGCATGACCTCGATGATGTCGCCATCGGTCGCAGCGGCCTCGAGCGCGATACCCTCGATGATGGTCCCGGTCGCGGCCACCTTGCCGGACGCCGCTGCGTAGCACGTCCCACCGATTGCGATCACTCCCGAGGCAATCATCTTCTTCGTGCCCGGCGCGGTGCAAAGCCGCAATGGCACGATGTCGGTGCTCGCCAAGCTGGCCATCTGCTGAACCCCGAGCGCCGCGTAGCTCGCGGTCGCTATGGTCCAGGTGCCAGACGAGTTGTAGACGCGCGTGTAGATCCCGCGGGCCGCCCCGGCTTCGATCGACAGGACGCCGGTTTCGTTTTGCTGTGACATGGATCAGTCTCCTTTTTCGGTTTGGTTGTAATGCCGCCAGCGGGCCGGCGTAAGTTGCGGATCAGCGAGCAGTGTTTGCCGCTTCGACATAGGCGGTGTGAAGGTCGGGATTCTCCATCACGACCGCGCGAATGGCTTTTGCCTTCGTCATGCCGGCCGCCGTCTTGGCGGCGACGGCTTCGTTCCACGCGGCCACCGCGTCAGCTTGGTTGATCATCTGGCCGCCGGTCGTCTTCGTCGGCTTGGTTCCCACCGGATCGACCCCCGGTCGCTGCTTGGCCGCTTCCAGTCGCCGGTTCTGCTCAACCATCCAGGCTTGCTGCGCGGAGGCGAGCGTCGATCCTGATTCCATCTGCTGGCAGAGGAAGGCCGGATCAGCGCCGGGGCAGCCGGCTTTCAGTTCCGCGAAGGTTGCGGCCTTGGCGGACGGAGGCGGGGGCACGGGCGGCTCGGGGACCGGTTGCGGCTCGGGCTGCGGATCCTGAGCGCGAACATCAAGAGACAGGGCAGTGTCAACCGCATCCGCGGCGAGGTTAGTTTGCATGGAGGTACTCCTTTTGCTGGCTTGCGTTTGAAGTTTCGCCACCGCCTCGTCGAACGATCCGATTTCGTCAATGAGGTCCAGTCGTTTCGCTTCGGCGGCGAGGTGGGCACGCCCGTCCGCCAACTCGCGCACACGGTCGGATTCCATCTTGCGACCATTGGCCACGCCGGCGAGGAAGTGCTCGTTGAGCCCGTTTACGATCCGCTGCATGTCGGCTAGCTGCTCAGGGTTGACCTCGGTGCCAGGTGTCCCAGCCCCTTTGTATTGGCCGGCGCGAATGACGTGGACCTTAATCCCGTCCATCGCGGCCATGCCGGACAGGTCCTGAACGACGCCATAGGTCCCGATGGAACCTACCAGGGCCGTGGGGCCGGCGATGATCCGGTCCGCCTGGCTCGCTGCCCAATAGGCCGCGCTGGCCGCCATGTCCTCGACGTAGGCCCAGACTGGTTTCTTCTTGCAGGCTGCAGTGATCTCGGCCGCTAGGTCCTGTGTGCCTGCCGCCGTTCCGCCGGGGCTGTCGATCCGGAGCATGATCGCGGACACGTCTGGGTCGTTCACGGCCGCACGAATCTGCCGGCGAGCAAGCACCGTGCTGGTGCCGCCGCCCATACTCGCTTCCTGCTTCATCAGCTTTCCGATGATGTCGATCACGGCCACCTTGCCGGCCGTCTGGTAGGTCGATTTTCCGGCCTGCTGGCGCACCTGCTGCTGTTGCAGGTGGACATGCAGATCCAGCTTCTGGAACAATCCGAACGTCTGCTGAATCGCATCCGGGAGCATGGCCCACGGGCCAAGCCACTGCTCGTAATACGGAATGGTGAGTTGGTCAGGCATGGCTCAGCACTCCGTTTCCGTTGGTGTGGCGCAACCGATTCTGCCCTGGTTCGTCGGGCTGACTCTTGGCCGGTTGTGGCGGCGGGGCCTTCGCGGGCTGCGGAGGTGACTGGGTCGCTGGTTTCGGCCCAACCGAGATGGTCACTCCATCCGGCATCGGCCACTGGAGAATGTCGCGCCAGGTCAATTCGATCCCGAGTCGTTTCTTCAGCTCCTCGGCCTTCTGGTGCGCCTTCTCGATTCGCTGGCCGTGGTCCGCCACGATCTCGTCGGTAAGGTCGCTGAAGTCCACACCGCGGGCTGCCGCGATTCGCCGAGGCGAACTGAGTAGCCCCTTGGCCTGCAGGATATCGGCGGTCGCATCATCCACGGGCTGGATATAGGGCAGCTCCTGCGCATGCCAGACGTGTGCGAACGGGTTGACCACGCCGGCCGGGACATAGCCTAGCCGGCCGCGGACTTCATCAACTTCGCGAACGGCTTTCGCGAGGGCCGGATCGGCCACCGCCCACTGTCGAACCTTCCACTCATAAACGGGACTGTGGAAGCTCCCCATGTACCACGCCTGGATGTCTCGCCAGCGGGCCCGGGCCTGGTCGATCGCCCCGCGGAACCCGCTGAAGTTTGTCGATTCGGCGTCCAACAAAAACACGCAGAGCGGCAGGTCGAGGTTGACCGCGAGTATCCCGAGGCACAACTTCGAATGCTCGAAAAACTGCAGGCCGGGAATCGTAGGGGTGAATCCCCTGAGCTTCTCGCCGCGGTAGCCGTAGACCTCGAAGCCTGGAGCAACGTCGCTCAAAGTCCGCGTCTCGCCATCCGGCCGTGTCTCGGTGGTCTCGCTGTGGCCGGTGTCACCCGGAGTTGGGATCGTCGGTGCCCCGGTTTCCATCTCCCGAAGGATTGTGTAGCAGGATTGGATTTTGGCGGCCACAAGGTTCGCGAACTGCAGGTCATCCCAGTGGTCCGCAGTTTCGGCCATCGGGGCAAACGCGGTGACGCCACGGGTTTGGCTGCGGCGGTCTGGCAAGTAGTGGTGGAACACTTGGCGGCGGCCGTCAGCGTCGCGGGCGTCGATCTGGGTCACGTCGCCAACAGCGCTGACCGACCGATACGGCTCGATGTCCTCTGTGGTGAACCAGTAGGCCAATCGGCGACGCCGTTCGTCCAGAAGCACGCCATGCACGACGTTGCGAGTAGTCCGTCGCGGAGTCTTCAGGCGGTGGCCTTCCATCGACTCGATCGATCCGTCCCGCGTCGGTAGACTGCAGATGTCGCCATCGATCACGACGTGCTGCAGAAGCAGATTCTCCAATCCGTGGAAGGTTTGCTCGCCCTGGGTGTCGCAGGCATCCGGCGAACTGGACCACTCGGCCCACCGGTAGCCGTTCACCTCGTCGATGCGCTTGTCGCCGCTGTCCGCGTCAAGCACGAAGCCGCGGCCAACCACATTGGACACAAACCGGCGAACACCCTGCATGACCAGCGGATTGTTCCGCGTCATCTCGCGGGCCATCTCCATCGCCCCGAAGTAGGCCGATTCGGTGCGATAGTGATAGTCCGCGTGACTCCCGAGCGTCGCCATGCCAGTCTTGGTCCGCTTGTACCGAGAGGCCGACGTGATGTTGTAGTCGGCCTTCAGCTCGGAGAACTGCTCAAGGATCGATGCGGCCAAGTTGTGTCGGCGGCGAGTCATCCCCGGTAATTCTCCATCGCGAGATACCGCACGCGGCCACCGGATGAGGATGCCGCGGCCGTAGCGGACTCAAGCCATGCCTGGGCTTCCTTGATGTCCTGGGCCAAGCTCTCGTAGCTTGCGCTCCGGCCTTCGCGCGTCAAAGACGATGGGCGGCGGCGGCGAAGGATCCGGCAAGCGGTGATGAAAGCCTTGGCCTTCGTCGTGCTGCCGTCCTCTTCGTAGCTCGCGTTGTCGTCGTAGGCCGCCCATACTTCAGCGTCGGTGGACGTGCCAGAGAGCGTGGACATGTCGTCAGATTGGCACATCCGAAGAGGAGCGAGAATACCGAAATCGCCCATATCGGCGATATATCAATCGACTTGCTCAAGAAACCACTTAATCGCGTCTGCGTTGAACTTGACTTCCCTGCCATTGCGCAACGTCGCACCGCGCAGCATCAATCCCTCAACGAATCTGCGCAGTGCTACGCCCTGGTGAGGTTTCAATGCTAAGCTGGCGAATTCGATGGTTTTTGGAATGTGCCCAGAAGGCGGCTCGGCCAATGGTACTTCTACAACCACCGTCCTTATCTCCCGCGTGACGGTGGCGACTTGCCCGACCGGTTCGATCTCAGGATCACCACCGTCCGGCATCGGAAGCGGCATTGCCGGCGCGGGATGGTCACCAGTGCGTCTACCCATAACTACCTCCTTGGAATCCACGACTCCCCAGACGTGCGCGACTCCAAACGTTGGGGCCGCGGTTGTGCTGGTTTGGGTTTCGGTTTTGGCTGCGGCTTCTGAACCTTCTGCGGCTCGATCACCGTCACGCCGCGGATTTCGCGGGCGGCGATCGCCAGCGCCGTGGCGTCCAGCCAGTGATTTGGTTTCTGTTTTCGCGATCCCTCGGACGGTTGCCATGCCCAACGGCCTGCGGTTGTCGTGGGCGCCCAGCGCTCTGCCGTGATGTGCTTCGAGAAGCTCAGATGAGCATTCGTCGGCTCCCGGCCCCACTGATCCTTATCGGGCACGTAGAGCGATAAGCTGCCATCCTGCCCACCGTCCTGAAGAAAGCCCTCATGTACCCGAATCTTCCAATGGTCCGCGTTTACCTCGCAGAGCGGATAGCCAAATCGCCACTCCACCGCGAAGTTCGCACCTGGAACGCAGGTCTTACTCGCGACGCGTGGCCGCCAGTTCGGGATGCCCTTGGATGGCAGCGCGTAGCCGAATCCCGCGGACTGACAGAACAGCACGACGGGTTGACTGTTCCAGCCGTCTTCTTTCCAGCCGCTATCGATCAATGTAAGGTCGACGTCCCAGATCGTTCCGTCGGCCTGCTTCCACCCATCCGTGCGCCCGGCCCACCATTCCTGCAGTCCGTCAAGGATCAGGTTTTCGCAGGCCGACGCTTTCAGACCCGCAGTGTCGAACGGCCAAAAGTCATAGTCAATGATCGTGCCGACAGCCGCCGCGGTCCAGGCGATCGTGACATGATGGCACCCGGTCTTCTTGACGTCGGCACCAGCCGTCAGCAACACAGCATCATCGGGGACGGTCCCGCGAGATAGACCGGAGCGACAGTTGGCTCGGACGTGATAGGACGTAAGTACGAGCTTG